GATAATTTTTCTTTGCTAAACATTTTGTCTAGCAGTATGAAGAATGCAACATATCGCAAATTTGCAAATGACTTGTTGCAAGTGGCTGAGGCATATCAGCCTTATGTGAGTAATCGTAGAAATTACAAGTCCACTTTTATCTGTGAGAATATGAGACTTGGTGGTACTCCGTTGAATGCGACAATTCAAGTTGCATCTAATGTTGTCAATGATTTTCGTAAACGTACTCGGTCAGAAATTGTGAATGTTATCTTTTTGACTGATGGAGAAGATTCTACTACTCTTTGGACAGATAATGAAATAGGTCGTTCCCAACGTATTGGACCTTCTGACTTCCGTTCAGTATCCTACATTGAAGATAAAGAATCTGCAAAAACTTATCGTGTAAGTGACAAAGGTGTAACACCTACTCTGTTAGAAATTCTAAAGGATCGTACTGGTTGCAATTTGATTGGCTTCTACATTCTGCCAAAAAGCAAACGTTTCTTTCAAAATGCAATGGCACGTTTCAACATGATGATGACAGATGATAAGTACAAACAATTCCGCAATGAGAAATTCTTCTCTGTTAACGGATATGGCTACTCAGAATATTTTCTGATTCCTGGTGGTGATGATTTGTCTACCGATGATGATTCGCTATCAGACATTCTTGGCGAAGCCAAAGATGTTTCCGCACGTAAGTTGAAAGGTGCATTCTTAAAGATGAACCAAAACCGTTTGACTAATCGTGTTTTGCTCTCTAAGGTAATCAAGGAAATTGCTTGATGTTGCGTAAAAACAACAGTTCAAATAACCCTTGACCTACCATAAATACTCTGTTATACTACTAGTATTGAAATTGATTTTTAACTGAAAGGCAAATTATATTATGATTACGCAAAGTGAAAAAGTTGCATTCGTTACCGAAGCCGCCAAACGTTTCGGTGCCATTGTAACCCGCCAACAATTGGTGACACTTTCTGAAGAGACTGGCGGCAAACGTCAGTTCTGGCTTGAAGCCGACCAGTACCGAGTTGGTCGTGGCAAGTATCAATTGCCTCTCCAAGAATTTAATGTTAACATGGCTGGTCTTGCACTAGTGCAATCCAATCCAGTTCCTTCTATGCCAATTACTGAACCTATCAAGGCTCCTGTTGCAAAGGCAGTAGCAAAAATGTCTTCCGTTGCACGTATGCAAGAAGGCGCAATTATTCCTAAAGTGAATTCTCTGTATGTTCCTTTTGGATTCTTTGACAACATGAAACGTATTGTTGCATCGAAGAAATTTTATCCAGTATTCGTTTCTGGTCTCTCTGGTAACGGCAAGACTTTCATGGTCGAACAAGCCTGTGCCCAATTGAAAGTTGAATGTCTCCGTGTGAATATTTCACCTGAGACTGATGAAGATGATTTGATTGGTGGCTTCCGTTTGATTGACGGTGAGACAAAGTGGTTTGATGGTCCAGTTGTTCAAGCAATGAAGTCTGGTGCTGTTTTGATTCTTGATGAAATTGACCGTGGTTCAAATAAACTAATGTGCTTGCAAGGTGTACTTGAAGGCAAAGGTTTGTTCGTTAAGAAGACTGGTGAATTTGTTGAACCAGTTACAGGTTTCAACGTTATTGCTACCGCCAATACTAAAGGTAAAGGTGATGAGACTGGTCGCTACATGGCCGCTACAATTCTTGATGATGCGTTTCTTGAGCGTTTTCCAATTACAGTTGAGCAAGAGTATCCAGACACTAAAGTTGAAACAAAGATTTTGACTAAGTTGTTTACCAGCCTTGGTATTGATGACAAAGCATTTGCAGAAAATCTTGTGAAGTGGGCTGATATCATTCGTAAGACTTTCGAAGAAGGTGCTATCGATGAATTGATTTCCACTCGCCGTTTGTCTCACATTGCCGAAGCATACACTATCTTCAACGATAAGATGGAAGCAATCAAGTACTGTATCAACCGCTTTGATGCAGAAACCAAAACATCATTCCTTGATTTGTATACCAAGATTGATGCTGGCATCGACCCTACTGCGGAAGTGACACCTGCGCCAGCAGTTGATGACGTACCGTTCTAAATCTCCTGGCAGTAATGCCTTAGAGGCTACTTGACGTAGCCTCTTTTTTTATATATAATAGTGAGATAATTTTTATTAACATGGAGATATTATGCAATTTGAACTTGATATTCAAAAACTAAGAACCAAGAAACTTTTTGTCGCAACACCAATGTATGGCGGACAATGCCATGGTGCGTACACTAAAGCAATTACAGACCTTATGATCCTTTGTACCAAATATGGTATTGAGGCTAAACTGTTTTTCATCTTCAACGAATCACTAGTGCAACGTGCTAGAAATTATTTGACAGATGAATTTGTTCGTAGTGGTTACGACCACATGATTTTTATCGATAGCGATATTCACTTTGAGCCACAAGACGTTTTGGTGATGATGCACTTTGCCGCAAGCCGTGATGACATGGATGTTGTTTGTGGACCATATCCAAAGAAAGCAATTTCTTGGGAGAAAATTAAAGTTGCAGTTGACAAAGGCTATGCAGACAAGAATCCAAATCAATTGGAAGAGTTTGTTGGTGACTTTGTTTTCAATCCCGCAGATGGCGTAACTCAATTCAGAATTGATGAGCCAATTGAAGTGAAAGAAAGCGGCACAGGTTTTATGTTGATTACCCGTGAAGCACTTCAAAAATACGACAAAGCATTCCCAACACAAAGCTACAAACCAGACCATGTGCGTACCGCAAACTTTGATGGTAGCAGAGAAATCATGGCTTACTTTGATTGCGTTATTTGTCCAGACACAAAACGTTATCTCTCAGAAGATTACATGTTCTGTCAATGGATGCGTAAAGCTGGTGGTAAGGTATGGTTGCTTCCATGGATGCGTTTGAAACATGCTGGTAGTTATATCTTTGGTGGTTCTTTGCAAGCACTTGCGGCTATTAATGCTTCACCAACCGCTGGTGATGATGTTGTGAAACGTAATGTATCTGCAAATTTGAAATGACAGACTATCGATATAATGAAGACAAGACTTTAGCGGAACTGAAGTCTTACATTGATGGAACATACGGGCAACATTATTCCCGTGATAAATTCCAAGCGACAGAATTCATCATTGATGGTGGACATGGTGAAGGATTCTGTATCGGGAACGTGCTGAAATATGCACAAAGGTATGGCAAGAAAGACGGACGAAATCGTAAAGACTTGCTAAAGATTTTACACTATGCTATAATCATGCTACACGTACATGACTTGACTGAAGGAAAACAAAATGAAATTAAGCGAATCAACAATTAACGTTCTAAAAAACTTTGCAACCATTAATGCTGGTATGCAATTTAAAGAAGGCTCTGTGGTGCGAACTATCTCCAAAGGACAGAACGTACTTGGCAAAGCAACAGTAACAGAAAACTTTGAAAAAGATTTTGTCATCTATGATTTGAATCGTTTCTTGTCTCTGTGTGGTTCTTTGACTGATCCTGAGATTGTTATCAATACCGATGCAAATAATCTCACGGTTAAATCTGGCACATCCAAAACTACATACGGACTTGCAGATGAGTCTATGATTGTAGCACCGCCTGCAAAAGAGTTGAAGATTGAAAATGCCGAAGTGAATTTTCGATTGACAAAAGAAGACATGAGCCAAGTATTGAAGTTGTCTGGCATCTTGGGTCTTCCAAACATTGCAGTCATTGGTGATGGTACTAGTATCTCTATCGCTACACTTGATGTTAAGAATGATGAGTCTGATAACTTCTCAATCAAAGTTGGCGAGACTGCATCTAATTTCAAAATGATTTTCAATACAGAAAACTTGAAGATGATTCCTGGAACATATGATGTAGCAATTTCATCTAAAGGTATCTCTCACTTCAAACATGCAACCGATTCTGTTGAGTATTGGATTGCTACTGAAGCTGGTTCTAAGTACGAAGGTTAATATTATGAGTAATGTGATTGTTCCGTCCTCTCCAGAGGATCGTAAAAAGATTCTGGATGCACTTGTCGAAATTTCAAACTCACTTACTCGCATTGAAGCAGAACGTGATTTGATTAAAGACATTCTTGTTTCGGTTGAAGATAAATTTGAGTTGCCTAAAAAGTACACTCGCAAACTTGCAAAGATTTATCACAAACAAAACTTCACCGAGATTCAGCAAGAACAAGATGATGTTGAAACCCTTTATGAGAGTGTGGCTAAGTAACACTCAGTTTGCATTCTAACATGCAATGTGTTAGAATATATTTTTTATGTTATGATAAGGTGAATACATGCTACAAGATTTCTTGTGGGTCGAAAAGTATCGACCAAAAACTGTTGAAGACACAATTCTTCCAGTAGACTTAAAGGCAACATTCCAACAATTCGTTGACCAAAAGAATGTTCCCAATCTAATTCTTACGGGTGGTCCTGGCGTTGGTAAAACTACTATCGCAAAGGCTATGCTTGAAGAACTTGGATGTAATTATATTGTTATTAATGGTTCGATGAATGGCAACATCGATACCTTGCGAAATGAAATTAAAAACTTTGCCTCAACTGTATCATTCTCAGGTGGTCGCAAATATGTTATTCTTGACGAGGCTGATTACCTCAATCCGCAATCTACTCAACCCGCATTACGAAACTTCATGGAAGAGTTTTCTGCTAATTGTGGTTTTATCCTTACTTGCAACTTTCTCAATCGTATCATCGCCCCTCTTCACAGCCGATGTTCTGTTGTACAGTTTAAGATAAACGCATCAGACAAGCCAAAACTTGCTGGTCGTTTTATGAAACGTATGACTGGCATTCTGCAAAAAGAAAATGTAGAATTTGAAGAGAAGGTTGTTGCTGAACTTATTATGAAACACTTTCCTGATTGGAGGCGTGTTCTCAATGAACTGCAACGTTACTCTGCTACAGGTAAGATCGATACTGGAATTCTTGCAAATATCTCAAGTGACAATTTCAAGTCATTAGTTGATAGACTGAAAGCAAAAGACTTCACAGGTATGCGTAAGTGGGTTGCAGAGAATCTAGACAATGAACCATCAGTATTATTCAAACGAATCTTTGATAACAGCAATGAATGTTTGAAGCCTGATTCTGTTCCACGTATGGTTCTATTGCTTGCCGACTATCAATACAAGTCTGCATTTGTCGTTGACCAAGAAATTAATTTTGTCGCTTTCTTGACTGAAGTGATGGTTGACTGCGAATTCAAATGAGAAATCTTTGGGGCGAAATAGTAACAATCGAAACAAAGATATGTAGAGATTGTAAAGAAGAAAAACCAATAGAACAATTTTCTGTCAATCGAAAATTTTATAGAGAAGATTTACCTGAAAAACATTATGCAATTCGCAGACCGGCATGTGATTCTTGTAGAAATAAAAAATTAAAAATTGGCAAAGAAAAAAAGTTTTGGCATAGACCAATAAATCTTACGTGTCCCATATGTCACGATGAAGTTTTAGGAAGTTACGCTAGACTGGATCACAATCACCACACAGGAAAAATAAGAGGTTGGATATGCGACAATTGCAATACTGCAATAGGAAAATTGAAAGAATCTTCTGAAGTGATGCAACGTGCTATAGAATGGATAAAAAATGACACCATTTGACTATTTAAACGCTATCAACCAATCAAAAGAAAACATGATGGTTGGTACTGACAATGATGAACTATCTGAAAAAACGTACAATGCGTACATCGTTAATAAAGGACTATCTTACTTCTCTGACACCGTACTCTATGCGAATGAGATGAATCTCCGTCATCTTCTGGAAAACAAACCTCAATTTTTGTATTTACTAAATACCATCAGGCCACGAAAACGCTTCAGCAAGTGGTTTAAGAATGAAGTAGTTGAAGACATTAATGTGATTTCTGAATATTTTGGCTATAGTTATGCTAAAGCTAAACAAGTGCAGAATCTTATAACGTCAGACCAACTCAATATGATGAAACAAAAAATACAAAAAGGTGGCGTGAAGTCCAAGGAGAAAAAGAATGGCGGTGAACATTGAAGACTTACTTGAGGTAAGATTAAAACAAGAAGACGATTTTCTTAAAGTAAAAGAAACATTAACCCGTATTGGCGTTGCATCTCGCAAAGATAAAACACTATATCAATCGTGTCATATTTTACACAAAAAAGGTAAATATTATATTGTACATTTTAAAGAATTGTTTGCACTAGATGGCAAAACAACAGACTTTGAAGATAACGATTTAGCAAGACGCAACACCATTGCAAATTTATTAGCTGAGTGGGGATTGATTGAGATTGTTTCTAAAAATTCATTAGAACCAATCGCACCATTGTCGCAGATTAAAATCATCTCATACAAAGAAAAAAATGAATGGTTGCTAACAGCTAAATACAATATAGGAAATAAAAAGAGGGAAGAAAATTAAATGGAAGAATTAGTACAATCACTAAAAGTGTCT